GGAACAAAACGATTCAATGAGTTAGCTGCGGAGCTTACAAACTCCACATACCAAAACTACGACAGGATTAATCCCTCTCTCAGATACTTATCAAGAATTGGTGTATTGAATGAGTTCGTTTCCTTCAACCTTGAGTTGATGAGAACTACGTTCAATCAGATGAGACTTGCCAAGAATATGTTGGACGGTAATTTTGCAAAGAAAATAAAGGACGAGTACGGACTTGACCTCGATGGTGCGGCACTTCGCAACGAAGGATTGAAACGTATCGCTGGTATGACAGCAATGCTTGCGACCGCAACAGCCGCTATCAATACTTCAAATAAAATAAGAGGTATTGGAGAGGAAGAGGAAAAAGCACTTCGTGACGTTACTGTTCCGGACTGGGACAGAAACAGTAAACTATTGTTTGAACGAAATGGGGACAAGATTGGTTTCAGTAATATCAGTTACCAGATACCTGCCGCTGAACTTACCTCAATCGTTGAAGCCGCACTACGTGGTGAAAGCTTTGCGGATAGTGCAGGAAAAAGTATGCAAGCAATGACGGATAAGTTCTTTGGTGGTGGTACAATCAATATGAAAAATATTGTGAACACATTGCAGAACCGTGACCCACAAACAGGAAGAATCATATCCACAAGCCCCAATGCTATGGAGAGGCTGTTTGACCTAAGTACTTACTACGTAACGGAAACATTTACACCTGGGTTTGTTCGTGACATTCAGAAACTGGATGAACGAACAGGCAAGGAGATTGGCGCACGTTATCTTCTTGGTCAAAGAAAGACAAACACTACTATTGATTCTGGTGCAGGATTCAAGTTCAGGGACGCAAAAGAAAGAGTACGTGCATTGCGTGTTGGTTACTCGTCATCTCTTTACAACAAGAAGGCCGATGCGGCGGCTATGTATAACAAATTTAACAATGACTACCGTGCTAATGCTCAGTACGTCATGGACAAGGTTAACAGTCTTCGTGTTCTCGGAAAGAACAACGAGCAGATAAAATCAATTCTAAAGAAGGCTCAGGTTGATAAAAACATTGTTGAAAATTCCTTGGTTGGTCAGATACCAAACATGAGAATTGCTGTTGGAATATCCGGAACAAAGGCAGAGCGAGTACGTAAGTATGCTGAACTATTCAAAAGACTTCCAAGGGAACTTGGAGTTGAGATGCTAAACCAAGAGGCTCGTGACAAGAAAATCAATATGCCTACGCTCCTGAACATCAAGAGGTTGATTGATATAGGTGGATAATAAAAAGCCCCACCCCCATGCATACAAGGGTGAGGCTACTCTATCACACCGAGGAATTAAAAAGGAGAGAAACAAAACTCCTGCCAGCGATTACTCAACTGGCTTACCTCGCACATATCATTAACCCATCTCAAGCAGTAGCTTGAGTTGTCTTTTTTCATCGGAAAGTCTTTTACGTTGTTCAACCATTCGGTCAATGCGGTAAGAAAGTAAACGAGACTCAGAACGAATCATTTCAATCTGTGTCTGTATGCGCTCCATATTTTCTTCTCTATTATTCATGGTGCTACTGTCCTCATTCTTGTCGATTAAGTCAACCATAAGCTCTGGAAAATTTAAGGCTTCTTTCAAATAACCTTGACGGAGTGCTTCCCTGTCCCAGCCGAGCGCAGCATCTTTGGCTGTTGGGTATCCTGCCTTAGAAGCGTATCCGTCTTGTGTATTAATTTGCCAGCGGAACGTATCTTTACCATTCCCCTTGCAAACTCCTCGGTATTTATATTTACCATGTACTCGTTTATATCCTTTACAGTTTTCTTTTGGTGTTAGAGAACGTAGGTTCATTGGATTATTGCTTTCCTTATCCCCATTGATGTGGTCAACCTGTTTACCCTTCGGTATTTTACCATGAAACGCAGTGTATATAATCCTGTGCATTAGCTCTGTCGAACCATTGATGGCCGTTACATAGTATCCATAATTATTTAATCTCCCGAAGGTTCTAATGGGTTTACCTAATTTCATATTGAACTTAGTAATGCTTCCATCGCTGTGGCATATAACATTCACTCCTTTGTATTTAATCTTAATTGAATTTTCTTGTACTTTCATAATTATTTTCGTGTATTCACCTGCTGGAAACTTCTCCGCTTGGAGTGCTTCCATCCGTTATTGTTAATGCCCCATCCAGCGATAGCAGAAATCCCATGAAGGTTACATAGCTCTTGACGAACCTTGTTCCCTAGTTTGGATGCCTCACGTACCTGAACCGAAACGGAGCAGTTATATTTTTTCTCAATAAAACGAACATCCCCAATGGAAGTCCGTGACATTACTTGTCGCAGGTTCATTATTCAAACCTTCCTGTGCAGTGATAGAATTTAAAGAAGCAGGCAATGCCTCGCTCACCTTCACGATTCTTGGCTAATTTATAACTTAGGTTTGTGTAAGCTCCTTTGTAGTCAGTGTCCTTGGATTCCTCTACAGAACCCTTGGACGGATACATTAAAAGAACAACGTCAGCATCATTCTCGATGTCGCCGGAGTCCTTGAGGTCATACAGTTCCAGTGGTCCACGTTTAGCACCCTCTCGGTTCACTTGAGCCAGCAGGATAACTGCGATGTTCAGGTCCAGTGCCATCTGCTTTATCTTGTGAGAGATACTAGCGATGCCTTCGGCCTTCCCCATCTTTGAACTGAACGGTATAAGTTGCAGATAATCAACGATTACCAGCTTTACTCCATTCTTCTGTACGAATTGTCTTGTCTGACTAACTAGGTCATCAGCACTCCTCACGCTGTGTGAGGTAAATATAGGAATCTCGGTTGAGAGCCTGGTGTTTGCATCCTCGACTCGCTTCATTTGCTCATCGGTGACACGCCCCTCCTGTACGTTCCTCATATTGATTCCAGATATAACCTGTAGTAGCCTCTTGGTTAGTTGCTTCTGTGGCATCTCTAATGAAAAGATAGCACATGGAGTACCATCCTTTGCAACTGACTGTGATGCTATGAACAATGCAAGTGCTGACTTACCGCAGGACGTTGGTGCAGCCAAGGTGAGAACCTCACCAGCAGCTATACCATTGTTACCTAAGTAGTTATCGAGTCTTCCGAGGTGAGTCTTCACTACGTCCGGCACGAAAGTACCCTCCTTCATTTGTTTAATCTCCTCCATTATCTCATTAGCTGAGTGGGAGATACTTGACTTTGCTACTGACTCGCTTTCACGAACAGTAATCTCAGCCTCAAGGGTACTCCGTATGTCGTCATACGTTACGGACTCGGACTCGGCCTGTTCAACTGCTGTGCGACATGAGCGCATAAGCTCACGAAGCTTTGACTTCTCAGCAATCGTCTTGGCTAAGTAACCTGACTGTATGGACGTTGTAGCCCTGTTCATAACAGAGAATACACCAGCCATACCCCCGACCTCATCAAGCCCTCCAGAGGCTTTCAGATGCTCCGAGAAAGCAATCTCGTCAAAGGGTTCATTGGCACTTGCCACCTCACCCAATGCACGAAACATTAACTTTCCCCGAAGTGTATAGAAGTCATCCGCTGTTACAAGCTGGCTGACCTCGTCATAAATAGAACTATCTCCATCAAGGAGACAGGTAGCGATTAGTTTTTCTTCAGCGTCTTCGCTATGTGGCTGGTTGTGAATCATTAGGTCGTTCATTCTCAAGTAGTACTTTCTCTTTTAACGAACGAAGAACTTGACCCAATGCGTTGTGTTTAACCCGGTTCTCCTCGTGCATTTTATGTGCTTCAATCTCATTGAAAAGATTGATGGATACTTCGGCAGCTTCTAGGATTTGTTTCATTTCGTTTTGGTATTTATTTAATTGATTCATATAGTAGTACTTGTACTCCCCACCGAATTGTGAGGAGCCAAGTATTCTACCATGACTCGTTACTTGTTCTCTTCTCTTTCCAGCATCCCTATGGCTATCAACGAGTAACCAATTAGGTCACGAAAGATGTCTTTCGATTGGTCGCCTTTGGATGTGACTGAGAGAGAACCATCAGAACAAAGAGCCTTTGCCCTTTGGAATTTATCCTGCATCCTGACACATATACCAGTCAGGGGATGAACATTGAACTCAACTGACTTGTCGAAGTTAGCGAAGGGGTTATCGCAGGTCTGACCTCCAGTGTAGTCGTTGTTCTTATCAGCAGTTAAGGCAAGGATGTAGGCAACCTCCGCACTGCGGAAGTCGCCCCACCACTCCTTATCGAACTGAACTTCCTGCTCCATTAAAACGGAGTGTCGTCATTTGTTGGCACGGTTGCAGACTTGGGCTGTTCCGTGCTTGGAGAACTTGCTCCCTCAACAGGATTGACGGCCAGAGACATCATTGCGATGCCACTCTTAGCGGTCTTCTTCCATCCCTTGAGGTAGTAGTCCTTACCCTCAACATTAATCTTACCAGTATAATCCGGGTGATTAGGTTTATCCTTGCGGTCGTTAACAAAGAAAACGCCGCTGTTAGTATTATCGTATTCTGACATAATGTATTATTTATCTGGGTTGTTTTGTTCAGCCAAGTACATATTGAACCTGGCTAAGAGTGAGTTGAATCGCTTGTCGGTTTCATCGTCAAGGTTATCAATTTGTTTTTGTAAAAGAGCATTCTCGATTTCAAGATTGTGAGCCCTCTTGTGAAGTTTGTTGCATTCATATGCTAGTTGTTGCGATGATACTCCGAACATATCAGAATCCTGCTTGTGTGGTAGGCTTGGCCTGTTTCTTGCCGTGGTCATTGGTAGCGTCAGCGTCCTTGACATCGTCAATAGCGAACAGTCCGTTCAGTGCGTACTTGCGAGCGTAGCTGCTGGCTGAACCAGTAATCTGCGCATCGTCCATACCCTTCTTGACCTCAGCCTCACGAGCGAAGCCGGTTGAACTGACAACAGCATTTGAGTCATTTGAATCAAGCAACTCACAGGTAGCCTTGACGTATACACGACCACCTACCTCAACGATTTCATCGTGGATGATAAGTGAGCATTCCCATTCAGCAAGTAATGGTTTGAGTGCGGTAAGGATGTCCTCACAGGAGCGGTACTTGTACCCTCCGAATTTATTAGTCTGCCCCTTTGGAGCTTTGAGGGACGACTGAATGCCCTGTAGTTTTTGATGTAGGTTTTTATTACTCATATTTATTTTTAAGCAATGAACGGTAGAGAGCCGCTCGGTGTTTTTGATTTGTGCAGGATTCGAGTTCTTCTTTACTCGCCCCCATATCACGTAGAGTGAGGACTTGTTCTTCTGATGTCAAGCCATTCCTAAACTTTCGTGTAAGTTGTGTAAG